TTTCCCAATGTTCTTCATTGGCGACATCCTTATGAATGTCTACGAGCATATCTAACATTTCGATATTACTTGGTTGTATTGTTTCATCAAGTATTGCACATATCTTTTCTTCTAATTGCTCGTTTAATTTATGTTTGGTTTCTTCACTCATGATTATTCTCCTTTCGTTTAAGGATTGATAATATTTCTTCTTGGTTTTTTATTATTGCTTTTAAATATTTTTCATCTTGCGTTTGTAATTCTTGCATCAAATCAAAATTGTTATAATCTTGAAATAATATTTGCAAACTTACAGCCTGTAATATAAACGATGCAATATCTACCGAATTACTATTTCTCATTAGTTATTACTTCTTGCTATGTTAAATGTAGCATTGGTTATAATTGGTATTTGAGTAACAATTGGTGTAGTTGGTGTTGTTGGTGTAGGCACACTAGGCACACTACCAACAGTTATATTAGTTGTTCCTCTTGGGCATACTCTAATCTTTTTATTAAAAGACACCGTTTCATAATCATCGGCTGCGGCAAGTGTTACGGCTCTTACCGTGTCTGGTATCAACACACCATCTTCGTATAATCCAATCGCTACCACTCCAGCGGTTGCTGAACTGATTGAAGCACTGAAATTTACATTGTAATAACCAGTATATCCGTTTCCAAATAATTTGAATATTGGGTTTCCGTCTTGATAATCTAACCAACCACCATTACAACAATAGGCACACCTAGTTCTTATATCGGTATCGTCAAAGACAATAGGGCTTGTATTGCTTACAAGAGGTGTTGGTTCGTTTATGATTGTTTGTATCATTTATGTTTTCTCCTTTCAATAAATAAAGAGATAGAACTTTCTATCCCTCGTTTTCCCTTTAAGGGGAAAATCACTTTCCTGTTGTTAGGAAGGTGTTAGCAAGTTCTCATAATCGAGTTAGTAGTAATCTACTTTATGCTATTAAATTAAACCTGTTGCGTAGTTTCCACATCCACATCCGTTGTTGTTAGGACAAGTGAATATAGGTGTTCTGCCATATACCGGTGTGGTTGGCACTGGGCACGTATTTAGACGATTATACAATTGGTCTACCTCGTTTGCAAAACCTTGTGCTATGAATGAGTTTTGAGCGATTTGACTTGCTTGTAAATCTTTCATAGATAATTGTCTTTCAAGGTCGGCAATCTTTTCGTTCTTTTCATCAATCTTATCTTGACATAATTGGTCTAAGATACGTTGAGTAGCCGCTGTTTGGTTAGAAATAATATCTCTAATACCATTGCTTAATGCTTCTCTATCAGCACAATTTTCACTGATTACTGTGCTAGTTAGGTTGGCTAAACCAAGCCTATTTTCACAACAGCATGTAGATAAAGCATTATTTAAGCCATTGAAACCTTGCAATGTAGCGATTTGGTTATCAAAGTTTTGGTTCATGTTAGCCATTTGTCTATTGGCTGCCGCAATCTCGGCATTATAGAAACCATTACTTACAGTTTGGTTCATATCGGCACAACAATTACATAATTGATTTGACAAACCATAGATACCATCTCTTGTACCTTCAATTTGGTTGCTTAAATGTAGAGTATCAAATCCTGTATTTGTGTTTTGCATAATTTCTTTTTGACCATTACTTAACCAAGCGTAGCCATTGTCGAAACCATTGTTACCGAAGAAACCGCCGCCGTTACCATTGTTGCCCCATCCGAACAACGCTAGTAAAATAATTATCCAGATAAAGTCGCTACCATAGCCACCGAAACCACCGTTTCCGTATCCCCCCATCATAGGATAAACTGGGTATGGGTAAAAACCATTTCCACCGTTTGTGGTTGCTAATTCAACCGTTGGTTGAATACCTGAACTTCCATTCATCTTTTTATTCTCCTTTCTTAGATTTAAACCCCTTTACTTAATATTCAAAATATTATATAATGAATATGTCGAGATAAGCAGAAAGATTTATATAAGCATTGGAACTTATCTCGACAATAAACTCCAGTGCTTGTATAAGTCTTTTTGCTTTAGGAGGTAATTATGGAAGAAATATGGAAAGACATCAATGGATACGAGGGTTGCTACATGATATCTTCTTTGGGTAAGATGCAATCTGTAGAAAGATGTGTAAATCACGCAGGTGGTTCAAGGCTTGTTTCTCAAAAGAGTATGAAACTGACACCTAGTAACACTGGATATTTTGTAGTTACATTGTGGAAAAACAATATCTCCAAAGTGCATTTGGTGCATCGTTTAGTTGCCGAAACCTTTATACCTAATCCAAATAATTTACCAGAAGTTAACCATAAAGATGGAAACAAACTTAATAATTGTGTCGACAACTTAGAATGGGTTACACAACGAGATAATAATATACACGCAATACAAACCGGGTTACGAGATGCTTATAAACAAATTGGACAATATGATTTGAATGGTAATTTCATAAAATCGTGGAATAGTATAAAAGAAGCGCAAACGTTTTACGAAACATCTCATATTTCGGAGTGTTGCCAAGGAAAACGAAATAAAACAAAAGGTTTCATTTGGAAATATCTTGATAATTAAGATGTTTCTTTTTTATTTAAAACTTGCTGTACATTACCTAATTGTTCGTCACTAATACCAAATTGTTTTGCTTTATTAAGCAAACCACTCATTTGTTCAGGTGTATAACCATTTGTTATTTGTTTTAATAAATCCATTGGGTTACTTTGATTTCTTTGTGCTTGTTCTAGGAACTGAAATGCTTGAGGATTGCGTGCCCGAACTTGGTTCATCAATATCTGCACTAACGGATTTTGCATTTTCCATCATACCTTTCTTTAGTTCGTTTATTTGTAATTGTAAATTCTCTATCATCAAATCTTTTTCGTCTTTTTGTACTAATTCGGTAAGTTCATATACCTTAACCTCACCTTTAGTATTTTTTATCCACATTACACTCATGTCTTTGCTAAAGAACGGTGTATCCGAGAACACCAATTCTTTATTAACATCATCTATGGTTGAAACAAATTTCATACCACTTTGTGCCGGTGCTAACTGAAATGTCTGGTTAATGTTTGGTGTCGGTTGGTGTGGCTGAGTTGCTTGCTGTAATTGTTTGTCAATTCTTTCTCTCATGTTTTGTAACTCTGCAATATAATTTTGACTATTGTATTGATTTGGATACATAAACACCATACCTTTCTTACATTTCAAGCATAACAAAAAAGACCCTTATAAAAGGGTCTAATAAGTGTATTAAATGTGTTTGACTAATCTAGGTCATTACCAACAATTTTTTGTCTTGGGCTTGCGTTTTCCAAATTATTTGGTAGCCCATTATCATTTTCTAAACTAATTACTTTTTTAATGTTTGCGAATATTGGTAGTGTTCCATCTTCTCTTGGTTGCGTACCTTCGTTATGTACAATTTCACATCTTACTATTTTACCAACAAGTTTCGGTGTATCAGTATTCGTATCAAATTCATCCATATCGGCTAAATCTAGGGCAATTCTACATAAGATTGCCATTGCTGTTAAACCACCGGGATTACTAAAATCATAACGATTTATTAAAGTTCTACCTGTTAAAACATCTTTAAATGTAACGTGCATAGCGGTTGGTTTTCCACTAGGCTTGCACTCTGCCTTTGTTATTTCCAATACTCTTTCGCCCTCAGGGATGGGTTCAAATGTTGCTAAATCAAACTTAATTTTTGCCATTATTCAATATCCTCCGTTTCTTTATAAATATCACTTAAAATTTCTTTTACTTTTGATAGCGATATACCAGCATTTTTTGCTAAACTAACGGCAAATCCCATAGCCATTGTAAAACAAACGGCGTCATCGCCACTACATTTACTAATGTAAATCATATCTTGTTGCTTGTTTTTCTTTAATTTTAAAACAACTTTTGGTTTTCTCATTCTTCTTCCTCCACTTTTTTTGTTAACTTATAAGTTACAACATCTTCCGTGTATTTATTATATAATGTCGGTTGTTCTTTTGCAAATGTTTTTTCATCAAACTTTTTATCGTTCTTTGCCGATAATGTGTATGCACCACAATTATATAACTCTTTTTCCATCATACGTGCTTTGATGTCGGCTTCCAATACTTTTAATTCTTTTTCTTTTGTCTTAATACCGCTCGATACTTTTAACAATTCAATTTCTTTTACAAGTGCTATTGCACTATCACATACATCTTCAAGTTCATTATCATTACTTGGTTGTGATGCTCTAATTATATCTAAATATTCTTTGTCTTTTACTTCATCAAAAGGTGGTGACTCACCGGTTTCAACATATTTTAACCACCAATCTTTACAATATTCAATCGCTAATTCTATTGTTCCTGTTTCACCGTTTGGCAATGGAAGATAACATTCGCTTAATTTTTTTACTGTGAATTTTGTGTTGGCATCGGATACTTTATAATTCTCAGGATGGTTATAATCCATTGATGATAAGAAACTTGCTACAAACAATATTCTATCTAACTTATCCAAGTAAGCGTATAACATACCTTGCGTCAAATAATATATGGGCACGTTATCTCCAACCCATGATTGTGGTGATGATGACGTTTTACATTCACCAACCATCGCTATGTTCTTACCGTCATTTTTTACAGATACAAAATCTCTAACTCCATCAAATATGGTTCCCAAATCTTTATAATTACTATATCTATATTCTTCAATATTGTTTCCATAATATTCTTCCATGCTAAGTATATTTGGAAACTTTTGTTTTGCATATTCAATTTGTTTGGGTTCAATTGTTTTACCAGCAATGGTATATTTATTATCTTCAAATGGTGGTACTGCTATCCCGGTTATTTCACACCAACACATAAATGGTGTTTTATATGGGTCTAATTTAAGTATTCCTGGGAACCTATGCCCTGTTATTTTTTTCTTTTTCTTTGGTATTTCATCCAATATAATTTGTTTTCTATCATCTGAATAATGCCATGTTTTATTCATTGTTATCCTCCTTATAATACTCCCATTTATAACCGCCTGCTGATTTTACCTTTCCTTTACAACACCAACATATTGACCCGGCGTTTATATTTAGTGATTTTGAAGCGAGTGTTAATCCATCCCATATTTTCACAATTGTATCATCTTTTCTTTTTTGTACAATCTTAACACGACCATTAAGTCCACTTCTAGTGATACCTGTGCCGTAATGTAAGTTATAAGATTGTGTACACCATTCTAAATTAGTTACGTGATTATTTAATTTATTTTCATCTTTATGATTTATTTCTAACTTATCTAAATTAATTTCTTCTCGGTTCTCATGCGGCATCGATTTAAAAGTAGTTTTGTCTGGGATAAATGTTTCTGCTACTAATCTATGTGCTGTTATGTACTTATAGATATGTTCGCTCCCAGTGTTTTTATATAATGTGTATTTATAATATCCATATTTATCAATTTGTGGTTTTTGTATTCTTTCTTTATGATAAGCAATTTTATGAGTATCTCCAAATTGGTTTCTAATGTTTACATAAAACGGTAGATGTTTTAATCTAGCATAATTACTTATCTGATACAATCCTTCAAAATTTTTAACATCTAACCATTGCTCATTATCATGGTTATTTTTCATTCGATTTACTAATACCTATTTTAATAATTTTTTTAATAAACTCAATAAGAAATATCGCTGTTGTGATTACTCCACCAAAGAAACCTAATAAAATATAGAACCAAAATTCATTCATACTATTTTGCTCCTAGTAAACTATCAATGTCAATCATCATACTATCACTACCAACAACATAAGGCATGTTTCCAGACCATTTTTCAATAAACTTTTCGGTTAACAATTCTTTTGTTAATGTTTTGCTTATCAACTCGTTCGCTTCTTTATCTTTTTGTGCTTGAATTACTTTTGCCTCACCTTCAAGTTGTGCTTTTTGTTTTTTGTATTCAGCGGTTTCGGCTTCTTTTTTAGCAACGGCTTCGTTTGCTATGGCATTTTCAATTGCCGTTCCAGCATCAGTATCAACAAGTGTAACCCTTAATACTTCTATACCATCGTTTATCAATTCTTTCTTGATGAGTTCTAAACTTTTATTAACAATCTCATCACGCTTAGAACCAAGTACGTCCATAATATTATATTGTGTTGTTACTGACTCTAATTGTTTTTGAATGGTTGCACTTAATATGCTTGAAATATCTTTTAATGATTTATCTCTATACTTAGAAAAGTATTCAAATGCTTTATTACCATCAATTTTAACTTGAACCTTTAATATTGTGCTCACATATTGACTATCGCTTGTTTGCACAGATATGTCGTTAAATGTGAGTTCTGAAACCTCGGTGTTAATTTTATATACTTTCGTGAATGGGCTTTTACTCTTATATCCTTGTGATAAAGTATATTTTTGTATCCCACCCTTAAATGGATTATAAACAATACCAACTTTATTTGCTGTTATATTTACGAAACATCCAAATAATATTAGCACTAGCCATATCAAACCTAAAAGTACTCTAGGTTTGATTTTAAAACCTTTAAATTCATCGTTTTCAATTTGTATACATAAACAAATCATTGTTATTAAGCAAAGTATTGCACTAAGAATTACTACAAACATTATTTATCCTCCATCAAACTATCTAATTTATTATCAACTTTTAAACCAATTTCAAGAATATCAGCAGAAGATAACTCACCACCAATTAGTTGTTGCAACGTGCTTGCTCCCCATTCCGCATTTAAGGTTAGTTCTCTAACTTTCATAATCTTATCAATGATTTCTTTAACGTCGTCTTTATCGCTTTCGGTTTGTTGTACCTCTTGTGTTACCTCTTGAACGATTTGTTCTTTCTTTTCCTCAGGAACATACGTTGGAACCTTTGGTTCGGCTGTTTGTTCAGTTGTTGCTACGATTGTTTCGCCACTATTAAACTCATCAATAGTTAAATACTTTGGTGCAAAATTCTTATCAAACCAATTTCTAAATGCTAATGCACTGGCACCACTTACACCTTTATCACAAATATCAGAACCACTTGCCATTACACCATATACTATTTCCGGTGTGGCGTCTTCATCGTCATGCGTTGTGAAAGCATCCGCATCAAGAAATGCCGCTCTACAGTATACTGTCCAAACATGTTGCGGTACTTTATTTATTGGTCTAAACAATTCTTTTTCAAAACTTTCAACACTAACAACTTCCCATTTAAACAATAACCCATATTTGGTACTTAATTCATTAATGGTTCTATAATATTGTCCAATACTAGGATATTCTTTTCCTCCTAGATTTGTGGGCATTACTTGGTCCATTATGAAATCAATGTTCATTATTTCTTTTTTCATTTGATTTATCTTTTGGTAAATATTTAATTTTGTTTTTTCCACATTATCACTCTTTCCTTTATTGTTTTCAATCATTTTAATGAGTTCGTCTTTTTTTATTTTGGGGTCAAACTCAATTCCCATTTCATTAGCCATATCAACCAATTCCGTCTTCTTATATTCGCTCAATCGTTTCACCCCCTTAAAATCTTCTGCCCACTGAGTTGCTAATTTAATATACCACTCTTTGTTAATATCTTCAATAGTACACTCGTTTGCGTTGTCTACGATTGGGTTAGTAGGACAATTAGCAAGGCTGTCCCTACGACCATCGTATTTGACTTTTACAATAGTTCCACTAGGTTTCTTACCCGAATACAAACGATTGTTCCTTTGAAGTAAAATATCACCATTAGAACTTTCTTGTACACATTTTTCGTATGTCGACCCAAGATGTTGGACGACTTGAAACTTATGTACATTAGTTTCATTATTAATTATTTCTTCGATGGGTGTACCAAATAATAAATATCTTGCTAGGGCTTCCGATACTATTGCTAAAGAGTTTGCTTTGAAATTTGGTTTATATTCACTAGTGACCGTTCCGTCTTCGTTGATTTTTAAATCGGGTAGTGATGCAAAGCACCCACCTTTGGCTTTTATTTTTTTATGTCCTTTGTCTTCATAGCATAAGATATAGTTATTCACATCACGTTGTATGATTTTATCTATAATATCATACTCTAATTCTATACCACATTTCTTAGAAAACTCATCACTAACTTTATAATATTCATCTAGTTTACTTTTAGGTATTTTCACCATCAAGCCATCCGTGTTCACTTGTATTAACTCTACATCGCCGATGGCATAAACTTTTTCAGTTAATTCTGATATTAGCAATTGTCCGCTAATACATGTTCCCCTAGCACCTTTTGGGTCGAAAAGGTCGTTATATTGATTATTTTGGCATCCATAAGTGGTATTTAATATGAGTTTCAAAGGTAATTGTTCATCTTTTTTGCCTTCTTTTTTAAGTTGTAATCTTCGTTTCAAAGTATTATAATAAGCATCTTTATCTTTTATATTCCTAGATATAAAATTGTATTGTGGCAATGCTAATAAATGAGGATATAGACTAGCAAAGTCTTCATTAATAACAACCATATCAGGTTCATCTTTACTATCGTAATAGAAATTAGGTAACGCTCCATGCTTACCCCCCCATGATACAACACAAGGCATACCATGTGAATTATATTCTAATTTAGTTTTAAATAATTCTTCACTAGGTATTGTTTCATCATGTATTGTTTCAAAGAAATCTAATACCTCTTTTTCAATCACATTAACATCAATACTTTCAGGTATAGTGTAATCTCTTTCATCGTCTCGTTTAACTATTTCAGCCTCTAAAAATTTAGCACATAGTTTAGCATTGGTTAAACCTACGTTAACGGCTGGGTCTATATTAGATAATATACATAAATCGTATTTAGTTTTGAAATATGTTTTTCTTGCTTCAAACAATGGTCGTAAAGCATCAACGTCATGGCGACAGTAATATAACATTTCTTCATATTCTTGTTTTGTCCAAGGGTGGTCTATATCAAAACTAATGGTGCTTTCAGTGATATCTAATAAAAGACAAGCCTCTATTTCTTTTAACGATTTAGGCGGAACAACATCTTGGATTGTATCCCACATGGGTGGGAAATTTTCTAAGTATTCATATTGAATTTCAAAACCTTGCCCACCGTTTATAATATGGTCATTGACTTGTTTTATTTCATTCATATCAAAACCAGATAGTATAGCCTTTAAGATGTATTGGTCATAATAACGAGCATTATGCCCAATTAAAATAGGGTTATAAGTATTTATGAAATCGTAAATCTCATCGGCTGTGGCATTATGAAATACAGTTTCCGAGTTATCAGAATACTTATGTATTACAAGTAGCCAGTCGTATTGTGTGACTTCAAAATCGAAAAGATATAATCGTTTATTTATGAGTAAATCAAAAGAGGAAACATTGTTAAGATTTTCGTTTTTACTATTATCTTTTTTTATTTCCTCTTTCATACAAAATCACTCCACATCTTTCATAGTCTTTTGAACTATTCTTTCTTTTGGTTTTTCATAGGTTCTACCCGCTTGGACTACTTTACCATTTCGTCCGATACGTTTAGAAACCCACAACGTTTTCCCCATATTTTTGTATTTCTCTTTGTAATAATTTTGTTTTTGTTTATAATTTTCAAACTTTGGTTCGTCTTCCATTATGCGTTCAACTTACCTTTTTTATCTAAAATATCATAGTTTTTAAGAACTTCGATTTGATAATCCTTATCATCAGAGATTGATAACACCGCTTTAACATCTCTAACTAATGCGTGTAAGTCTTTCAATTCGTTTTCCCATTCTTCTTTGTATTTTGCTCTAATATTATCACGTAATTCAGGATTAATTTCAAAACCATATTCGGCACCATAACCCGTTTGATATATGTATTTTTGGTCGTTAATATTATATTTATCAACCAATTGTTTCATATTTATTTCAAAAGTAGTTATTAGTTCCTTGTATTCTTTTACAACATCAAGATTTTCATATTCTTCATTGATGATTGTTCTATAATGATTATCAATTTTTTCTCTTTGTTTTTCTTCATATAAGTCTAAAATATTCATAATATCATTCCTTTCTTTTAAATCATCGGTATCCCAAATACCCTTAACAACATAATTCATAGCATCCACGCTATCACCTAGTTTTACCCATGTTCCGTCGCCATTGGATATTTGTATTTCTTTAATAAATGGTCCCGTACTTGTAAACACAACCATACCCCCTATTCAACAAACGAAAATGGTACACAATCTTCTCTTGCTACATATCCTTTTTCTTTTAATTTCGGATACATTCTAATCCAAGAGTCAAACCATTTTCCTGTTTTATCAGACTTAACAAACACATATAAATTCGTATTGCAATGCTTGATAAAATGGTTTATCTCGTCTTGTTTCTTTTCCAAGCCGCTAGACTTGAAATATAGTTTATCGCCTGTTATATGTTTTGCTTCGATACATAACACGGTTGCATTTTTAATAGCGATTATATCGAAACAAGTTCCTTTAATTTCGGTTGATAACTTAAACGGTTGGTACCCCCTTTTATAGTATTGGTTAATGATTTCTTGTTCCCAAGATTTGCCAACCCGTTGGCTTTTCAAACCACCCATTATTCATCGTCCTTTTTATAACGCATTTTTAGTAAATAGATATTATACTCCTCCATAACCTCAGTTGGTATATCTAGTTTTTCATGTAAGTCGTATATAGTTCTTTCACTTAATAAATACTTTTCTACCTTTGGGTTCTTTGAATATATCCATTGTAACCATGTTCTACTTTTGCCAATGAATTTCGAAAACGTATCGTTTGTCATGTGTCTTTGTAATTGGCACTGTTTTAATAGTTTTGGAAAATCCAATGCTATCACCTCTCTTTTTACACTTAACTAAATTATACCATATTTAACATAACGTAGTCAATGCTTTTTTTGACACTATTATATAGTTATGATATAATAATAATGTGTTAAATTAACTTTTAGCACATTATCACATTTCCTACCCAAGAGAGGACCCTTCATCTCTTGGGATTTTTTATATAAACACTATTTCATCTTCTGCAACGAAATATCCCAGAAAACCAACGTGTCCGTAATAAACTTTCATATTCTCATCAACATCTAACAAATCAGTTCTTCTAAACACAAAATTAACCATAGCAATCGGCATGTTATTGAAGTTGGTATCGAGTATATCACCGATTGTTATTTCTTTTTCAATTATAATTTCTTTCCCACAAATTCCTTGGTGCTCAACATTTTCGTTTATTATTGCTTTCATCACAATTCCTCCTCCGGTATTCGCACAACTAAAAACTCTCCTCTACTCTTTTCAAAACATTTTTTAAGTTTATACTTAACGTCTTTTTCTGATAGAGGTTCGTCAAAGTTGTTATTAAAATCCTTTGCTAACAAGGTTATTTCGTCTTCATCAAGTGGTGTCTTAAAATATAAGTAGTTAATGTATTCAAAAAGTGATGTGTCTCGGTTTCCTTTAAAAACCTCTTTTGGTTTTTCATAAGGTGTTTTTTTATGCTCGGTTTTTGTACCAACAGTATCCAGTATATATTGTTTTAATTTTTCATTCATTGGTTGCGGTTTTATATTATTTATAAAGTGATAGTGTTTCCCATTTATTTCACTTGGTGTAACTACAATATAATTACTATTCCTAATATCAATGCCCGGATAATCTTTAAAAGCATTAGCAACACCATTTACTTGTCTTAATTCTTCGTCACCTTTAAATATATAATGTTGTCCTAAACTAGGTGTTTCTTGTATTAGCGTGCTTGGTAATTCTATTTTCAAATCATCACATAACTTTTTAAAATTTTCTACTCCGTCTTTTTCAACATCATGCCTATCTAAATCCAAAACAAATAGATTATTCTCTTTACAAGGTAAACCCCAATTACAATCCCTTGCGTTTTCTATCCAGTAAAGCACTTGTAAGTAATCACTTGAACAAGATTTATTCCATTCGTTTATTATGGGAGTTTTCCCGTTTTTAATTACAGGAAATATCTTTAGATTATATCGTAAATAATTATCATTTATCTTTTCCCATTTGTTCATTATATTCCTCCTCAAACATAAAAACATATCCGTGAGCGGTTTTACATAAGTGGTTGCAATTTCTAGAAACAAACCTATAATCAATTTTTAATTCTCTATCGATTTCTCTAGCGTTGTCCCATTTATCAATTAGTTTGTAATCTTTAGATAATCTTACAATAGGTTTTGACAAATGATGGTATTTCCCATATTTACCAGACGTTGGCTTATAAAGGTTTCCACACTTTATTGTCCATTGAGTGTTTTCTTTACTTGTAGCCCATTCCAATTTAGACACTCTGTTATCGCATAAATCTATAGTGATTGGATTTATATGATTAACCTCGGGTTTGTTTTCAGGATTTGGAATAAACGCTTGTGCAACAAGTCTGTGTGTATAAAAAGCACTTTTCTTCCCATTCTTGTATAGATAAGAAATATATCTACCGTATTTATCTCTATATGGTTTCATTATAAACTCCCTTGGGTTTTTATATTTGGGTAAATGTTTTAACCTTCCATATGTGCTTATAGCATAAAGCGTTTCAAAATTTTCCACATCCTTCCAAAGTTCGTTTGGTAAATCCTTTAAATCAAACCATCGGTCATTACTCGGTGTAATGAATATTTGGTTATTCACCTTTATATTTCCTCCTGCGTTCCCATTCTTCCTCGTTACAATCTTTACAAACAAGGAAACCAAAACCATATAATGCCGTGTGTATTTCTAAAGATGTATAGCAATCCCCCAATATTGTTTCACGACCACATCTAGCACAATTTATTATTTCACTAAGTTTACCATCACATTTTACTTTCCAATTATCTGGTATAGTATAACTATCATAATTATGCTTTTCGTAATTCCATTTATTTAAAATCACATTATCACATCCTAAATCGCTAGTAAATTATCGTTCATTTCTTCTTTATATTCATCGGTTTCAAAGTAATCTCTAAACTCTTTTATATCGTTTTCGATTTTTTGAATATATGCTGTGTCGTTTATCCTTTCAACGACCGTATTATATCTATTCTTATCATCGGTTATTTTTGTAAACACAATGAACATATCGGTTAGTTGCTCATATTTATGTCCATATAAATAGTTTGATTTATGTACATCGCAACGAGAATTGTCGCTCACATATCTATCAATATATGCCTCTCTAATATCATCTTGGCTAACACCACATTCGTTAAGATAACTTTCGGCTATTTCACGAAGTTCGCTACATTCATCACTATACATATCGCAAATATCCTTATATCCCTTGGTATCTCTACATAGGTTCTCATCATATCTTTCCATCAATCTAAATATAGCACCATTTATTTGTTGTTTCAATACCTTAATAGTTGTGTTGTTTAAAAAATAACTTACGGTTTCCGTAGCATAGGCTAACTTATTATATGTTATTTCAAATGTTATAAAATCTTGCTGGGTATTGATTAAATATAAACTTAATTTAAAAACATTATCTTTATAAACAAACAAGTTCCAACTTTTCTTCCATAAATCTTTGTTCAAATAATTCGATATGATAAAACTATAATCAATATTATACTGTTTTATAGTGGGTAACATAATTATTCCTCCACGTGTGTCAATTCATTGATTGCATCTAATACTTCAATACAAATTCTTCTTCTAATTTCAAGTTCTTTTATTTTATCATTATATTTTTTTATTTGTTGGCTAATTTCATCTAACTCACAAGCATATCTTCTAATAACACCAACTGGTTCGGATTTTTGTTCAACACTTTCTTCTTCGTTGTTTTTAACCAACTCACTAACGTCAACGGCTGGTTCATAACTCGGTTCTTTTGGTAATTCAACCGGTGCTGTACGAGCCAATCTTTCAAAATATTCTTTAACCATTGCTAGTGTATTGTACCCTGGTTTATTCTTTCTATTAAACATATTACATATTGTACTATTGTGAACACCAATTGCGTTGGCAACATCAGTTTTACATACATTGAATTGTTTTGCAAGAGCAATAAAATCAGTATTTTCCCAATAAGCATCTAACTCTGGGTCACATTTTGCAATAACATTACGTTTTTGTTTTTGTTTCTTAGCGGGTAACTGTACATTTCTTTCATCGCTAAAGAAATTGTATAATCTTTTCTTAAACTCGGCTCCGGCTGGAACTCTATTTTGTAAATAGTTATATACCGTACCCGGACTTTTATAACCCATTAGTTTTACTAACACTGGCATATTTGGAATATTAAATTCTCTCATTTTATCTTGGATGACGTATGTACCGTCTTCTTTCTTTTGTTTTACTTCTTCCCAAAACCTATCAGCATTTACATTATTTTCAGCGTTTGTTATTTCGTTTTGTTTTCCCCTATTTATTATTTCATTAAATTTATCCATTAAATTTGATGGCATTTTTATATCTCCCTTCTCTATTGCTTCGTATCTCGTATAACTCAACCCCAATTCATTTGCCATATCGGCTGTTGTCAAACCACTCATTCTTCTTTTTCTTAACCAGATTGTCATATTACTCATCTCCTTCCATAAATTCTTTTTCCAACTGACTATCCACATATTCATCGTATGGGTCAATTTCGGTTGTATATGCTAAGTCTTCGATGTCTTCATAACCTAAATCTTCGTCGGTTACACAGTCTAAATCGTTATTACATATTGTTTCCATGCTTTTCTCCTTTCATTTATCAAAATTATACACTACTTTTCATAACTTGTCAACATTTTTAGCAGATAAAATAAAAAGTTAAAAAATCGTGTTTTTTAACTTAATCTAAATCGTTCCATTTTTCTTTAATCTCTATCTTTTCCCAATATCGTTGTGTCCCATAATCTTTGAAACGGTATGTACTGTTATTACCTCTTTCCCAATCTGGTAAGTTAGATAACATTCGTGAAATTTCTTTTGCTGCTAATCTATTAAAGTTTTTCTTAATACCATTGAAGCATTGTGTGAATATCTCAAGTGTACAAACACGGTCACCAATTTGTTTATTTTCAAGATAATCGAGTAATAAACCAACTTGTGGGTCGTCTTCAACAGCACTGTTTTGAGCGTCAACAACATCTTTATAATATCTAGTGGGTATCGTTAAATATGCTTTTTTCTCTTTATAAAGATGCAAAGCCTCTCTCCAACATTCTAATATATATTCTCTAACGTAATCTTCTTTTTTATCCAATTCTCGAGGTTTTAATCCAATTGATATTGGTAAATATCGTCTATTACCAGTTTTATCAAATAGAAATTGTACATCATTTGTAGTTCCAATGAATATACATTGTCTAGGGTATTCACGTGTTCTTCTTTCGTAAGATGCCCTATATTTATCAACACATCGTGTTGTAAAACTTTTCATAGCCTCAACATCTTTCGTTCTAACAAGAGCCAATAACTCGGAGAACTCGCATATCCACCTACCTTGGATATTGTCGAGAGCGTCTTTACCCTCAATTGTATTTATATCGCCAGCGTAATCATCGTGAATTGCTAACCAATTTACAATTGTACTTTTATAACTTCCTTGTGGACCTATTAAAATCGGCATATAGTCAAACTTGCAGCCGGGTTGATATAATCGAGATATACCCCCATAAAATATCATACGTGAAACCTCACGAGTGTAATCAGTATCATCACATTTCATAATATCTACTAAAAACCTATCTATTCTAGGTGTTCCGTCCCATGGGGAATGTTCTATAATGTCTTTTATTGGGTGAAAAGAACGTTCAAACGCTGTTTTATTAAAAGCGTCATAGTATTTTTGTTGGTTATATAAACCATATTCTTGTTCAATATTGCAACGAAGTATCGAGTCATCACCGTCAGACCATGTTTCAACCCCGTTCTTAGTAAACTTTACCAATTTGCTTGAAAAAATATCAAACCCAAACAAGTGTTTATACTTTTCATCGTTGTTGAAAATAATTTGATAGTTACTTGTTGTTGGTTTTACATACCCATCTTCATCATATTCCAACATTTTTCCAACAACATTATTGGATATATTTTTTTCTACACGCCAACTGGTTATTGCGTTCTTTATGTGTGTTTTTATTTTATATTTAGTAGCAACAGTTAGTAATTCAGATAATATTTCGTTTTCATTTTTCTCAGTTATTGATGCCAAAATAGTTGGTATACAATTGGGGTTTAACAATTCATCTTTTGTTAAATCTTTTATTTCTTTTTCCATATTATCCCTCATACTCCTTAAAATAGTCTTCTACTTTTTCATTTGGTTTTAGACGGTCTATAATTCTTTTAGCAAGAGTTGGAGTACAAGGTTCTTTACCGTCTAGTATCAACGCTAAATGTTCTCGGTTATAGTTTAATTCTCTTGATAAAAAAGTAATTGGACGACCATCTAAAAGCATATCTCTTTGGTCGGTGTATTTAAGAATTAGTGTTCTATATTCCATCTCAATAATCACCTCCCATACTATCGTTAATGTATTTCAATTATAACCCAACAAAACAAAGTTGTCAACCATTTGAAATAAAAAAAGATACTAATGTATCTTTGCTTTAACAATGTTAACAATCGAGTCATAAACATACGGCTCCATGTCACCTTTTGCACCAACTAATACGTTCATAACATCGTTAGCAAAAGGCGTTAAGTTGTCTTGGTTAATGAGTTCTAGTCGCTTGTTTTCTCTTTGGAGTTTGTTGATTTCATTTTTTAAGGTAGCAACCGTTTCAATATCGTCGGTTATTTCCATTGTTTGTTTTAAGAAATATTCATAACTTTTATATATCTTATCACAAGCGGTTCCATATGTTTCTAATATTGGCGGGTATGCTATTTTGGTTAATTCCAATGCTAAATATTGTTTATCTTGTAATTCGTTATTCATTACTCAATTCACGCTCAACTTTCTTTAAAAATCTTTTCATTTTATTAAGTTCTTTTTCCTTATCGGTTATTTTTTTCTTATATACTCGTATTATCTTTTTTAAACACAATTCTCTACTCGTTGATATGGAACCAAAACCTCGAATAGTCGGTGATGAGTGATAGAAATCCCAACAATTTTCGTCCGTTGGCTCATCAGTTACTATCTTACCACTATTATTATCGTATATTACTTTCCAATTACTCATAATAACCTTTTCCTTTCAGTTCGTTTTTATTATTCCTATGTTTTCTATTACCCTCACACCACGAACATTGCCAACTATGATACCTACCGCCGTGGTTTTGACAATGGGTATCCACTGACTTACAATAATTTTTACCAACCCACTCTTTTCTTTTTTCTTTTCCGTGTTCTATTGCTTTATGTAAACTCATTATTTACCACCTAGATATACGTTATCTATTTCCCAATTATTCTTTCTATATGTCCTACGTCTATCAGCAAAAAACTTATGCAACATACCAACTTGGTCTACAAAATCATATACAGTAGCAACCGTTTTATTTTCGTATGGTCTTTGAATACGTCCAATTGCTTGGGTTACTATCGCAAAATCTCTTACCGGTGTTGCCATTACCAAATTAGATAATATTTTAACATCTAAACCCTCTTTTGCTAGGGCATAACTTGCAAACAAATACTTATATTTACCATTTCTAGCATCTTCAAGGGCTTGTTCTCTTTCTTTTTTTGGAGTGCTGCCATCAATTTGTACACCATTTTTAACCTGTGAGCAAAGATATTTTAATTGGTCTACTCTATCACTTAATACAATTGTACTACCATTTATGGTTTTTAATGTCTTTAATATCAAATTGTTTCGTTCTTTATCATTTGCTATATCACTGATTAATTTAGAATATTGCAAAGTTCCACCGTCAGCAGAATAAACATCTCTATCACCAATATCATAGTCAGTTTCAATCACAGTTATTTCAGCGGGAACTTGGAAAGAATTTACTGGAAATCGTAGTAATTCTTTTCCCTCATATAAACATGTGTATTCTTCTTTATCTTTTTTAATTTCATAAATTACTTCACCAATTATTTTTGTAATACAATCTTGTAGCCCGTCAGCCCTATGAAGTGTTGCCGTTAAACCCAAACGATAACGCGCTGCAAAATATTCAATACAAGTTCTAAACATTTGTAAACTCTCGGGGTTAGTTGAAGTACGGTGGCACTCGTCCACTATAATCATACCAAAATCGTCTTGTTTAATCTTACCACTATCAATAAATTTAATAAGTGTTTGAACTGTACTAAACACAATATCGCCACTAACGTCGCATTTTCCATCAGTTATTAAAGAAGTATTGCATTTCATTTTTTCTAGACATCGTTGGTGTGCTTGTTTAACCAAATCGGTTGTATGAGTTATAAACAATGTCTTTTGTTGTAATCTATTAACACACTCTAACGCTAATTCAGTTTTACCAAGCGTCAAAGACCGCAAGGTAATATGAAAATACCACAAACATATTTTTCAATACTAGGCGTTGCTAATTCTTGATAATCTCTTAATACAATGTTGCTTTTTATATTGGCTTTTTTAACCACACTATAATCAATATAATCACTAGAAATAGGATGGTATTCGTATAATTTATTAAAAAACCCTATTGGTAAATATAATGAGTTATTATATTCATTATATAGTTTTATATCTTTGGAAATACCATACGCCCAAAAACCCATGCGTTTTTTCTTCTCATAATCGGGGTTTTTATATGTTAGATTTTTAATACAAAAATCTCTTATATCTTTTGTTGGCTCTTGTATCTCAATACAATTACTGATTATTATCCTCACGGTCTCATCACCTCTCTTTCTCGTATATTCCAAATTGCCATTTATAACCATAAGCATTGTATGTTTGGTTATTTATTACAATTCCTATATACTTATCGCTTAACCCTAATTCTCTTTTTATATCAACAAGCGACCACCATTGTTTTATAAAGTTCTCTTTTAAGTCAAATTGTATAACGGGTTTAGACCCGTGGTGGTTTTTTCCCTTTTTGTGATATTCTGGTGGCTTATTAAATCTACCCAATTCTCTACAATGCTCTATGTTTTCTTTTAAGGTCGCCCACCTCAAATTATAGACACAATTATTGCAATAATTTTTTTCAACTGGTTTATCGTGGTCTACACAAGGTTTATTTAAAGGATTAGGTATAAATGCTTTTGCAACTAATATATGCACTTTTTTTGTATGTTTTTTATGGTCTTTACATAATATAACAATATAATACCCATTACTATTTTTGCCGGCTTTCAATATTCTATCTTTATAACAATAATGGTTGTTTGTTTCCCTTTTCAAACTCTTAACTCTACCGTAATTACTAACTTGGTATAGTCCTTCAAAATCTTTTATATTTTTCCAATATTCGTTTTTAAGGTTATCAACACATAACCAACGGGAAGAATTAACCGCTACTTGTTCGTAATCTTCCCGTTTTAAATCTATTATTTTCATATAATATCACTCAATTTTATAATATCAAATTATTAGTTATTTGTCTAGTGATAATTTTAAACTCGCTTTAACTTCAACCGTTTTCAAATACTTATTATAAGTATCAACATCTTCTTCTTTTAATCTTGTTGTATCAAGTTTATTTTGGCTATATGCCTTAGTTAATGTCGCTATAATACCATTAGAAGACATTTTTGTTGTATCAATTTCATTCATAATGTCAATAATCTCTTTTTTAAGTTCTAATTCTAACGGCTCTAATTCTTTTTTTAGTTTTTCAATCTTTATTGTCAATTCAACATACTTTTTAGCATAATCACTATCAATAGTGATAACATTTTTAGTTCTATGCACTATCTTTTTAGTCATTGTTTCCACCTACTTTCTCAATTTTATTAACTATTCTATCTAATGTACCAGCCAACTCATCATCATATTCGGCACCAAAATCGTCTAACATTTGATTATATAAAATCATTGGCTCGTCAATCTCAATCAAGTTATATTCTTTTAGGTATCTAGTTATGTTGTTATCGCTTTCATCAATTAAATCAATTGTTAGTAATGTCTTATCTTCATTTAATTTATAAGTTATATCAATTATTCTATTCATTATTTTTCCTCCATTTCTTTTAATCTTTTTTTCAAATAATATTCAATCGTATTATCAATGTAGTCATTAAGTTTACTATCAAAAAGTAAATCATTAGCAATATCATTTATCAACTTTTGATATTTCGTATCGCTTAAATTACACATTTCCTCGTTTTCAATATCGTTGCATAAAACATAATCTACTAAATCTTTATATGTATCATACATTGTAATTCCTCCTTTTTTTATTTAATATTTTACAAAACTTTACAAAAAATGTCAAGTTATTTTGACAATTTTTATAATTTATTTTCCTCGACAATATACACGATAATTTTTGCCTTTTGGTACATATGATTTTCGTCTTGTTCCGTATGTTCTTTTACGTGGCTTGCTTGTTTTAAACATACCATCAACAATACCACTTAAAATTGCTCCTAATATCATTATATAATCACACCACTTTCGTTTAGTATTTTTTTCTCAATAACAAATGTTCCCATACTCTTTCCGTTATCATAATCGCAATCGTCCTCATATATATCAACATATAAACTATTCTCGTCATTATTCTCAAAGACGTCAATATCTTCTAATGTATAGTCAACACGTCTTCCGTCTTTAATTTCAGCGTTGATATACTTTTTAAGTTCTTCAACGGCTCTACTTTTATCGTCATATACACCAATCAAATCACATGCTCCACACTCTAACGCCCACTCGTGATACATGTCTAATCTTAATACATATAATTCCATTTTATTTTTCCTCCTTTACAATGAAATCTTTTATAATCTTTCCGTTTCCTTTTCCCAAATAGTAAGGGTTATTCTCGTCTCTTGTCTTCCAAATATTATAGATAATATTGTTTGTTCCCCATAAGTCTTCTCTATCAAATCTCTCAACCCAATCTTCAACGTTGCCACCACCAATGATTGTATTAACCATATACATTGTGTCCTCTACGTCATTACTTTCGTATGGTATCTTGCTAACAATAGCATACGTACCATTAACGCCGTCCTCAACGTACCCATTAGCATAATCAATCGCTTGTTGATAATCTAATTCAAAAGATACGTTCTCGTCATAGAAAGCGTGTTGCTTGTCATAAACACTATTATAACAATCATATTCTTCGTGTCCTTTATCAAGCAACACACCAACCTCAATTTTATAAATCATAAATCTTAACCTAGTATAATCATATTTTACCATTTAAAACACCTCTTTCCTTAACTAATTAAAATACCTTTACCATTTAATGTCGTCGTTGCGTAATCTTCGTCAATCATTTCAATTAACCAACTATCTTCTTCGTCGTTGCTATCAATCGTACTACAATACCAACCGTTATGAATACCGTTCAATTCGTCGTCATTACCTAAATAGATAGGTAGTTCCATAATATCGTTAAAATTCATACCACTTTTTTGTAGTCTATTTACGCAATCAAATATATCTTTTACCACTAATTGTTTCATTTCAATTCCTCTCTTTCTTATATCTCTAATTCGTAATCTTCCCTCGTGCAAATATCTAATGTTCCTAACTCTACGTAATCAAACGAACTTTTCGCTTTCTTATCAAATGCGTCCAATATATCGTCGTAATTAAAATCTTTTTCTCTACACTCGTCAATATTCTCTTTCCATACTTTTTTAAAATCGTCAAAACTTTCAGTATTTCTTAAATAAAATATTGTATATGCGTTGCTCTTATAATAATCATAGTTATCAATAACTTTTATTTTATTATAATGAGACCATAACATATCGGTTATTTTATAATAGTTTTCCATAATCTTATCTCTCATTATTTATCAGCACCTTTCTTTAATCTATTTATTAACACAATCGCCGTATTACACCATGTCTTTATACTTTCTAATTTAATTCTTAATCTATCGTAATCGTCTTCGTATCGTGCGTCAGCACCCAATTGATTGATATTCTCAATATATTGTTTTAACTTTTCGTTCATTAGTTATTACCTACTTTCTTTTTACTATTTTCTCTCGCATAGTTCTTATCTAGTTTTCTTTTTTCGTTCACGTACTTTAATTTACGTGCGTTATCTTTGGCTCTATACGTCATAATCTTATCAATAATAGATTGCAACCCATTATAAAGGGCTATATTATTGTGTATTTTTAAATAGGTTGCAATACTATTTAACGTATCTAATTCTTGTTTATTAAACATACTACCACTTTTCCCTCATTTCTTTTAATTCTAAATGCTCTCGGTTATTCTCGTCAAACTCTACAATCTCAATGTCCCAATGACAACTAATTTCCCCTAGTAAATCTTCGTTGTTTTCGTGTTGTTCTATAAAGTCGTACATTTCCCAACTTTCGTCGCTATCACACCAACACAATGCCATTTCTTTCCAATCTTGTATTGTTCCAACTTGTCCTAACGCCCACGTCGTACCTTGATAATCGTGTACGTTTATATATAATTTATCTTTCATTGTTTAGCACCACCTTTACCATACTATATAATTCGTTCACACCGCGTATAATATCATTTATATCGTTTTTATCAACAAACCAATTACAATAAACAATCTCGTCATTATATGTATAATATAATCTTAATAATTCGCCTTTATCTTCATAATATAACTTTAAATCGTTATTCATTATTCCACCTCAAATCTAACCTCGTATATATCTTCATCATAAAATAACTCAAAACTATCAATTGTATAATTACAATCAGCACAAACTAACTCTTGTCCGTCTTTGCTCCATAACACTATGTTGTCATAGTAATTACAACTACCACTTGCTAAATCAATTGTGATATAATTTCCGTTATCAAACGTGATTGTATATAACCCAATATAGTCGTCTTGTTTTGCTCCCAATCTTTCTATATCGTCCTTATTATAGAAAGGGGCGTCTTCTTCTAAATCTAATTGCAATAATTCGTTATAATATTTTAATTCATTTTTATTAACTTTTATCTTTTCAAAGTAAGTCATAGTTATTACCTCCTTAAAAACCTATCTCGTTGCTTATCAAATCTTCAACAATTTCACTAGCGTTGTCGTTGTCTTTTAAATCGCCCCAATTTTTAACAACCAAATCAGCAATTCTACTAATTCCAATGTCGTATATCGTATCTAACCAACCATTTAAAACTAAATTACACATAGTTTCTTTGTCTTCGTCAGTTATAATCAAGTCCATATCAAACGCTTGTAGGCTACTCTCAACACAATCAATCGTCCAAATCATAGACATATTACTATAACCATTGTTTTTAATAATATAATCGTAAAATTCTCTTGCTTGTTTATAATTACTCATTATCTATCTTCCTCTCTTTCTTTTTGTAATCTAATTAACTCTTTATCAGTATCAAAGTAATAGTCATCGGTTATATCAGCAACGTCGCAATCAATTGTATTAACAATATCGCCTTTGTCATTTATTTCAATAACCATAATCATATTGCCATAATAGTCTTCAATCTCAATAACCTTATTTAAAACGTTAGTCATTATTCTTCCTCGCTTTCTTTTAATAATAATTCTACCTTATTCTTATAGCAATCAATAATAAACAACGCAATATCGCACTCTCTATCACTTAAATATTCGCCGTAATAATACAAATCGCCAATCTCGTTTTCAAACTCTTGTTGTACGTCATGTAATACGTCAGTTATTTTATCAATACCCATGTTATTTTTCCTCGCTTTCTTCGGTATTATAATAATCACTTATCATACCTTTAAATGTATCGTCGTATGTATCAACGTTATTGTCAGCGTATTCCTCTAAAAATGCGTCCAATATCTCTTTGGCTCCGTCTTTCAAATCATCATTAACACCCCATTCAGTTGCTGTTTCAAGATTGCAGTATGCGTCAAATCTAACATAATCATCAGTATAACAATAGTCTTTACCACCATAATATACGGCTCGTGCCACCTCGTCTTTACTACTAAAAAAGTCTTCGTAAAAATATTCGTCATTGTTGTACCACACATAGTTATCTAAACCTCCGTTCCAACTATTAACCTCGCTTACCATGTTTTTTAATGTGTCAACGTTATCTTTTAAATATTCAATCAAATCTTCATAAGTTATTTTTTCCATAATTTACACCTCTTTCCTAACTTAACCTTATTGTTTCCCAATAAGCAAGTCCATTTTTTCTTTTAATCAAATCTACATAACTATTTTCATAATGTATGTATGTTTGTCCGTCTTTATCTTCCATAGTTATTTTTTCAATCGTATATTTTGTCTTACTACGATAGCCATTTTTTATTTCTTGACTAAAAATATAGTCATTATCATACAAATAATCTTGTATCTCTTTAAACGTCTTGCCCTCATCAATCATTTTATCAACTAACAATAATGTTTCTTTTTGTAATTCGCTTAAATATATCATAATCTTTACCTCTTTTCTTTTAACAAATACAATTCTCTTTAAACTCTTTTAAAAGTCCGTATCTTTTTCCTAACTCATAAAAGTTATTTCTAACAATCGCAACCTCGCCCCATGACAAGCCACACGCCCCGTTGTTAGAATAATTTATTGCCATGTTTCTAACAAACTCTTTTCTATCAGCATACGTCTTGCCTTTAACTTTAAAATCGGTTGCAAATAATATTTCTACCCATGGACTAAAAGTCTCGTTAAAATATTCTTCATAACTATCAAACGTATACATTTTTTCCTCGTTTGTTTCCGTATCTCTTAATGTCGCTAACATAATCTTATTCATAATCTTTCACGCTCCAATCATTTTTTAACCAACTATCACTATACGTAATATTAACTAACTCGCTATTCTTATGTGTTCTAAAATACTTAATAATCTTTTTAACGTCGTCAATGTCATAACACGTATAATGTATCATTTTATCGTCTTTCGTATCTTTTATATGATACGTTGCAAATACTTGTATATTTAAACTTATATTCATAATCTTTACCTCTTTTCTATTAATCTTTTATAAATGTTCTAACAAACTTTAATGCGTCTATTAATGTTTTAAACGCCGTAATATAATATGTTATTTCTTCACTAGTATATTTTTGGTATACCCCATAACCTTTACCCTCTTTTTTAATGATATAATAACCTAATCTATGATTGACTATTATTTCATCATTTAATAAAATATCAATTTTCATAATCTTTTAACCTCTTTCCTTTACAAAACTTTACAATAAAAGTCTTATTTAAAAGCCTTTTTCGGCTTTCTTGATATAATTGTATCATACTTTTGTAGACTTGTCAACCACTTTTTGAAAACTTTTTGTACTTTTTTAATATCTTGATTGAAGATATTTAATATCTTTTTAATATTTTAATTGGTAGAAACAATATTCCAAAACCAATTTTAAATGTCAATTTTATTGCTTTTATAACCCTAAATGTTAGATATATCATTATTATTTAACCTCTTTTCTATATACCAATATGTATTTTATTGAATTTTGTTTTACCAATAAAATATATTCTCACTATATCTTTAATTTTGTTGTTATAAACAATTTCACAATATATATCGTTGTTTCTCTTATGCGTCTTTAAATAATCTTTTAATTCTTTTTCAGCATTTTTATAAATACCATAAGGAATAACACCATGTCCGTATTTAAAATTGCCGTCGTTATCAAATTGCATATAATAACTTGTAAATGTCATTTTGTAATATTCATCTAATGTCATTTTCATATTATTTAACCTCTTTCTCGCAACCTATTTTCCCGTTGCTAATAACATTGTATCACATATTGACAGACTTGTCAACCATTTTTTAATAATTTCTTTAAAAAATTTTTATTATTATATTATATATAATATAATAATAAAAATTATAGATGTAAAACATATGTTTGTGTTTTAACCAAAAACCATATGTTTTTTATTGTTTTTCTTATTTTTTGTTGTTTTGTTTACTACTTCGTTTACTTCTTGTTTACTACTTCGTTTACTTATAATCCCTTATATTATCTATATTTATATTAATTGTAAACAATGTAAACATAAAATATATATAATACTATAAGAAAAAAAGAAAATAGATAATAAAAAAATACACTCTTTTTCTCGCGTGTATTATATATGACTTTTTTTCGTTTACAACGTTTACAAAAGCCTTAAACCTTTTAAAATCAAGGCTTAAGGTGTAAACAAAGTAGTAAACAAACTTGTAAACAATAGCATTTTTTCTTTTGTTTACAAGTGTTTTATGCTATTTTTTATGTAATTATATAATAGCATATTATCTTGTTTTTGTCAAATTTTTTAATTGATATATTGTGATATATTTTTTTAATTAATATATTGTGATATATTTTTTTAATTAATATATTGTGATATATTTTTTATTATGTTATAATTGTTTTAACAAATAGAGGTGGTATTTATGGCTATCAGTAAACGTGATTATACTACGAAAGAAGAAAGAGAAGAAATACTTATTAACAAAAAAGTGCCAAACAATAAATTAAAAATGAGTGAGTATCTATCACAACCAAACGTAAAGGCTTTTAATAGTATAATAACAAATCGTATGTTAGATAAAATGCACGAAGACGTTATAAGAGGTAGGGGGCGTCCCCAACTATTTAATAGTCGTGAGGAGTGCGAAGAAGAAATAGGGGGGTATTTTAAATTGTGTTATGATTATGATATGATACCGACGGTGGCTAGTTTTTGTGTTTATTGTGGTGGTAGTAAAGAAACAATTTATGATGCAATCAATAACAACGCAAACACTTTTTCGGACTTATTAAAAAAAGCAATTTCCACAATACTCTCATATCAAGAGACCGGCGTCATGTCTAATGAGGTACCGTCCGTCCCTTTTATCTTTTTAGGTAAAAACTATCACGGCTTCAAAGATACACAAGACGTAAACGTATCAGCAACAAATCAAACACAAACACCAATGCAATCACTAGATGCTATAAGAGAACAAATTTCAAACGAAAACAATGATATAAAAGTTATTGAAATGAAATAAAAACATGAGTTATTGGCTCACATTTTCCGTTTTAAAAAATCAAGTTATCGCAAATTGCCCGGGTTATTGGCTCAAATTTCTAAAAATTTTACTAGACTAACCGAAATCACTTTTTGCGTGATGTCTCTCAAATGTCTCTTAAAATTTAGGAGACAATTAAGAGACAAGAGACACGGGCTAATTAGTGAACGTATTTTTTATACCCCCACTAAAACGCCATATTTTTTGGCTTTTGCGTTGTAGTTTTCAATGATAGTGTCTTGCTCCGTCTCCAATATTTCGCTAATATGGTAGCAAGTATCCCTCCACTTTTCCCATGTTTTCAAATATTCTTTTGATAACGTGGCTTTGTGTATGCCGTGATACGTTGCCACCTTTTGAAAATATACAACCTTTCGCAAACCTTTCTTTGTTTCAACGTTTGCAAACCCTTTTTTGTATACTATGATTTTATAGTACATTTTTTGGCTTGTTTTCCCTCCCTAAACCTACCAAAATTATTGATAGGCTTAACAAGAGAAAAGCAAGATTGCTTTACCTCATTGTCTCATCATATTGTATTTTGCCGTCGTTTATTAACTTGTTAATATATGCCCTTTTGTTTCTTATGCCGTAAAAATCAATGTTTCCGTATTCTTCCAAAAAAGCGTATACGTGTTTACTTGTAGTCGTGCTGTAATCCCAATCACGCCCTAAAATGATTTTAAACGTAGGCGTGTAATCAATCACTACAACGGTGCTGTCGTACGATTGTAATATGTTTTTGCCGTTTCCGTATAGATGAAATTGATTTTTGTTGATAAATTGTTCTACTTTCATACTTTTGTTTACCTCCTAACTTTTCAAATAACAATTTTGTGTCTTTTCCCCGTTGTCAATATAATTGTACCATACTTTACTAGACTTGTCAACCTTTTACAATCATTTTTTGACTTTTTTATGTATGCTATCAACCTACATTTTAACCCTATTTTTACCCACTTTTT